TAGTCCAGAAGATATTAAAGATGAAAAATCTTTTAGAGTTAAGCTATTAAGATATGGTATCTATTGGATGACTTTACCTAGACCTAAGTCAGGGCCCTCTCCATTTGAAATGCTTATGGCTACCCTAGTTAGAAAAGCTGTAGAGAATGAGAAGATGAAGTTTGAAGATACTTTAGATGAAGAGAAATATAACTTTCTTAAAAAGTTCTTTGAGAGTCATATTGAGGAAGATAGCTTTGAGAAACTACAGGACAACTATGTTATACTAGATTCTAAAACTAATACTTGTTTCTTTAAGAAGATAACTTTTGAAAAGTTTTTAGGTAACAATAAAACATTCAAGAGTGCTACTGAAGCTTTAAATTTATTAGGTTGCACAAGACTTGATTACCATGAAGGTGTTAAGAATGTATGGTCTGTACAAATGCCTAAGTTTGTTGACTACAAAAAAGTAATAGATAATAACAGTAAGCAAACAGTATCGGAGATGGATGATGACTTCCACACAGGAAAATTCAGAACTGATTAAGCTAAAGAAGCTTTATCATAAAACGACAAAGATATTTGGTCCTCCTGGTACAGGTAAAACATATACCTTAATTGAGAGAGTCTTAAAAAATTATTTAAGAAAAGGTGTACAACCAAGTGATATAGCTTACTTATCTTTTACAAACAAAGCAGTTAACACTGCAGTTAAAAGAGCAATGGAATCTTTTCCAAACTATTCAACAGAAGACTTCTTAAGGTTTAAAACATTACATACATATTGTAGAAGATATTTTAGTGAAGATGTTTTTGATCCTAAACATTGTGCTATAGACTTTGCATTAGATACTAAGATTATTAAGACAAGTGATCAAAGATTAGATGATGATAACTTCATGTATAAGGATTGGTCTTTAGGTATATATAGTAAATCTAGAAACTTACTTATATCTCCAGAGGAAGCTTATAAAAGAGAGAACTATAAAAAAGATTCACTAACTATATTCCAAAGAAAGATTGCAACCTATGAACACTATAAAGAACATGGTGGGGATAAAGTATATATTGATTTTGATGATATGATTGAGAAAGCTATTGCCTTAGACTTTCCTAAATTAAAAGTTTTAATATTAGATGAAGCTCAAGATTGTACTCCACTACAATGGTCGGTCATATATAAGATGGCTGATAAAGTAGATCGTATTTATTTAGCAGGAGATGATGACCAAGGTATATACAAATGGAATGGTGCAGATCCTAAATACTTCACTAAGTTTTTCCCAGGCCGTAAAGTAAAATTAAGAAAGACTCAAAGATTCGGAGAAGCTGTTTACAAATTCTCTCAGGTTATAAGAAGAGGTATTACAGATAGTGAAGAAAAAGAATATGAACCAGGAGATGCAAAAGGATATGTTAAAAGTTATTTATCTTTTAGAGAGATCCCTTTTGAAGATCTAAAAGAAGATTGGTATATCTTAGGAAGAGTACATGAAACTGTAAATGAATTAAGAATGTTAGCTAAGGATGCAGGCTTATACTACAAAGATAATAAAGAAACTAAATGCTTTGATGTAAAACAATGGGAAGCTATTAAAGCCTGGACCACTCTTACTAAAGGTAAAACAATAAATAAGAAGCAGGCTAAGAACATGTATAAGTTTGTTAGAGAGTTAGAGAAGCCAGAGTTTAGATCAGATAAGTTCTGGAGTAATGAACCTGATTTAAAAGATTATAACTTTGATGAGCTCCAGCAGTGGTGTGGTCTACAAATTACTGAGGAAGAAAAAAGTAAACCTTGGTATTGGATGTTGAGAAGAAATTTTAAACCAAAACAAGTAAGACATTTTATTAGATTGCTTAGACGTTATGGTCAAAAGGAATTAGATAAAGATCCTTTAATTACAATAGATACTATCCATAGTGTTAAAGGTGGAGAAGCTAATCATGTAGTACTTTATAGTAAAGGTAACTACCCATCAGACTATGATAACAAAGATAAGCAAGAGAAGAGTGATGAACGTAAGGTTTGGTATACCGGTGCAACCAGAGCTAAAAAAACTTTACATCTACTAAGAACTGACTATAAGTTTAACTACCCAATAGGGTCTGACTATTTAATATATGTACAGGAGAAAAATGAGTAATAAAGATATGTTTGATGAATCGTTTCCACAAGATAGACAAATCGGTGGATCCCATTATAAAAAATTTCCTATTCAACCTTATGAGTTTATTTCAAAAAATAATCTCTCGTTTTTTCAGGGTTGTGTTGTGAAGTATGTCTGTAGGTATTTGTTTAAAGGAACTGCAGTCCAGGATCTAGATAAGATAATTCATTACTGTGAATTAGAAAAATTAAAATTAAAGGACATTAAAAAGAAATGAATACATATACTGATATTTTTGGTTTGTTAATTATAACAATATTTATGTTTGGATTAATATAATGAGTGGATTACAATTAGCGTTAACGTTTAAGAAATCAATGTGGAACACGCCATCAGAGTATAAAGACTTATCAAGTGCTACAGAGATAGCCATTGACTTAGAGACTAGGGATGATGGTATTAATGAAAAGCTTGGTGCTGGTTGGGCCATAGGTAAAGGAGAGATTGTAGGATTTGCAGTAGCCGTTGATGGCTGGCAGGGTTACTTTCCTTTTGGACATTTAGGTGGTGGTAACATGATACCGGAACAAGTGAAAGCTTACATGAAAAAAATATGTAGCTTACCGTGTCCTAAAATATTTCATAATGCTCAGTACGATGTTGGTTGGTTAGAAGCATCAGGGTTCACGGTCCACGGTGAAATAATTGATACGATGATAGCAGCAGCATTGATAGATGAGAATAGATATTCTTATTCTTTAAACAACTTATCAATAGAATACTTAGGTGAGATAAAAGCAGAAACAGATTTAAGAGAAGCTGCAGCAGCTCATGGTATAGATCCTAAAGCAGAGATGTGGAAGTTACCAGCAGAACATGTTGGTTATTATGCAGAGCAAGATGCAGTGCTTACATTAAGATTATGGCAAAGATTTAAACAAGAGATACAAACACAAAGTTTATCTACTGTATGGGAAATGGAACAGAAGCTACTTCCGATCCTAATAAAAATGCGTCAACGAGGTGTGAGAGTGCAAGTGGAACAAGCTGAAATATTACGAACAGAAATGAGGAGCCAAGAAAAAGAAATACTACTGGCCATAAAGAAAGAAACAGGAATAGAGATAGATATTTGGGCAGGCCGCCAGATTGCCAAAGCTTTTGACAAACTGAAACTAGACTATCCACGAACTGAAAAAACAAAAGAGCCTTCCTTTACACAAAATTGGTTGATTAACAATAAACATAACCTAGCCCAGTTAATAGTTCAAGCCCGGGAGGTAAATAAATTTCACAGTACCTTCTTGTCTTCTATATTAAGATACCAAGTCAACGGTAGGATTCATGGAGAGATACAACAATTAAGATCCGATCTTGGTGGTACAGTATCCGGTAGACTGAGTATGTCGAACCCTAACCTACAACAAGTACCTGCTAGAAATAAAGACTTTGGTCCTAAGATCAGGAGTCTATTTATTCCAGAAGAGGGCTACCAGTGGGGATCATTTGACTACTCACAGCAAGAACCACGAATGACGGTTCACTATGCAGCTTCTGTTGGAGAGAACGGTTATGCAGGCTCTCAGGAGTTACTAGAGGCATATAAAAACGGAGATGCAGATTTCCATCAAACAATAGCTGATCTTGTAGGAATAGAGAGAGCACAGGCTAAGACTATTGGATTAGGTATTATGTATGGAATGGGTAAGAATAAGTTAGCACTTTCCTTAGGAGTAACTAAAGAAGAGGCCAATGAATTAATTGTTAAGTACAATAAGAAGGTACCTTTTATTAAGAAGCTATCTGATAGATGTAAACTTGCAGCAGATGAAAAAGGAATTATCAGAACTAAGAAGGGAAGAAAGTGTAGATTTGATAAATGGGAAACAAAAGACTTTGGTTTACACCTTGCAGAAACATTTGATAATGCAGTAGCTAAGTATGGTAGAGATAATATTAAGAGAGCCTATACATACAAAGCATTAAACAGATTGATTCAAGGATCCTCAGCAGATCAAACTAAACAAGCCATGCTTGATTGTTATGAAGCTGGACACTTACCAATGCTACAGATACATGATGAACTTTGTTTTAATATTAAAGATGAAGAACAGGCAAAAGAAATAAAAAAAATAATGGAGAATGCAATAGATTTTAAAGTACCTTCTGTTGCAGAATATGGATTGGGAGGTAGTTGGGGTGCAGCAAAGTAAAGAAAATTTATCCTGGTGTGCAGGACTATTTGATGGAGAAGGTAATGTTAATCTTAAACAATATAGAGTTAAGAAAACAGGAACTAATAGAACTTGTTTAAAATGGAATGTAGGTATGGAAGTAGCGATGACTTGTATAGATACGATCCATCACTTCTATAGTATTGTACAAGATGGAAACATTCATGCTAAGCCTCCTGGTAAAGGTAGCTTAGGAAAAAAATTACAATGGAGATGGAGATGCAGTCACCAAAAAGCTTTAAGGATTGCTAAATTACTTTACCCTTACAGTGTTACTAAGCGTCCTGTTTTATTAAATATTATAAATCATTATGAGTTGAAGCCGATTAAAAAGGCGGCAGATGTCTTAGGACAAAACAATGGTTTTCTTAGACGACCTAAATCTAACTAAGCACCCGCAGGAGCAGCAGCTAAATTTTCTTGTACATCCTGATACTTCAAACTATCTCTTGTAGCTTTAATACCAGATTCTATCTTAAGCATATCAACAGTGCAGCCACCGTTAGTCATTAATTGAGCTGACCATGTATGCTCAAGGTGTTGAAGTTTTTTCAACAGTTCTATCTTTTGTGGACTCATCTTTAAGTACCTCATAAGTTACGTAGATTTTATCAGTGCTAAAAAATTTTTCATCATCAATTACATTAGCTTTGTTTTCATCTACTAGTTTGACAAACTTATCCAGTGCTTCTTTATCATTTTCGGCAGTAACTTTATCATCAAAGTATTGCCCTCCCATACGAACTTGGACACGATAAGTTGTCATAAGATATTATAGGATATTTTGAACGTCTGGTCAATATCAAGGCCTTGTTTGTCAATAGCTAGACAATTAGCCTCATAGTGGGTCATAGAGCCCCCTGAGGCTTCGATTTTTGTTTTCATAGTCTTTCCTATACGGTTAGCAGTTAGATGACACTCTGTAGCGTTTATTAAGGGTTCTTTATACACTTGTCTACATTCCTCTACCATATTAGGGTAGATATAACACAAACTTCCCAGCAGTATAAATTTAACAATCACAACGTTCATTTAATTTACATTATTTAAAAATAATTACAAATTTAATTTGACATTCATTTTATTCCCATATAAGTAAGATTGCATGAGACAAAAACCAAAAAGTTTAATACTAAACAATATCTTATCAGAGGCTAGTCAACAATTAGGTGCGTTACCTTCTTGTGAAGCTGATGGAACTCCAATTGAGGACTCTATACATTTTGATATGTACGTTGATGGTATTGCTAATATTTATTTCCAGGATGCGTTAGGTAAAAAACATTATCCTTTTAATAAAACGATAGCGATTGTTTTAGTAGAGGACGAATTACACCAAAGAAAAAATCAACCAACAGAAGAGGATAAAAAATGAGTGCAGAACATACATGGAAAAAAGAACTTGATGATAAATGGTGGGAGAGTGATGATACTGAAATCATTAAGACCGAACCTATAGATATTGTTAAACAAGTAGAAGACGGTATTGATGAGTTAGGTAAAGAAGTACTTAAGCTTAGATCAGATAACTTTAAATTGTTAAGAAGTCTAAACCATGCTCATACTCAATTAAAAATAGTTGAGGACGCAGTTAAGATGGTTAAAACTTTAAGTGCTAAAGAAGTTAATGCTTATAGAGAAGACTATTATACAAAAGGGCCCGATGTGTTTAAAGAAAAGCCTTTAATACTAACAGAAGATATGGAGATTAAAAATGAACGTAGATAAATGGAAGTCAGTAGCAGTTAAGAAACAAGACTATTCTTTACTTAAAGCGATATGCAAAGATAAATTTAGGGCTCCAGGTGCAATGATATCTAAGTTAATAAATAATCATATCGAGTATGAAGCTAAGAAATCTAAAACAACCGTTGAAGCTGTAAAGAAAAAACTTTTAAATGGAGAACACAATGACGATACAGGCAAGCGATCTAAGAAGGATTGACCCTCGAAAAGATAATAAAGAATCTTTTACTATAGAGATTGATCATTCGACTCATACTATTACGTTAACAATGAATGGACATGTTATGAATAAGATTCAAACTAATCTTGCTGATAGCCTGTATGATAGAATGTTAAAGTTTGCTAAGTTAAAGTTCTTAAGGCTGAGAGGTAAAAATTGATTATCTTAGGTCGGCCTATTCACCGTAAGTATACGACATTAATAAAAAGAATAGCTATTAGTATACTGGCTATAACTATTCTTATAATTATTTTTTAAAAAAATATTATATACCAACAGTAATTCCTATAGCCCAGGTCATTGAAACTGGGCTAAACTTTCTTTACACTAAGTACTTGC